TAAGGTTTTTCGATCTTTATTATCTTCATGCGGACGAGACTGTAGATTTTAATCCTCTCTTCTATGATGATGATCCTTTAGAGACTCCTACTTTCCATTATGACATTTTAAAACAGTGGGCATCCTCACCACGTAATATTTGTATTGCACCACGAGGTTCTGCTAAGTCTTATCTTGTAAGGAAGGCTTGTTTATTAAGAATGTTGACTCGTCCCATGTATACGATTCTTTATGCAACATCTACGAATGATAATGCAAGAGGTACGGGTCAAGCACTTAAAGATCAGTTCCAACATAACCAACGATTGCATGATGATTGGAATCCGGAGTTCCCGGATAATCGTCTTGTTCCTAAAAGAGGTGAAGCACCTTTTGGAACAGAAATGATGCAACTAAGAAACGGTTCTTGGTTAAGGGCTATCTCCGCAGAATCAAGACAACGTGGTGGACGACCTAGACGCTACGTATTGGATGACCCAGAGTATGACCCAAAAGCATCGACATCAATGTCACTCATCCGACAGTATATGGATGATCTTCTTTTCAAAGTGGTTCTACCTATGGTTATGCGTGCAGGTTGTGGTGTGGATTGGTTGGCTACTTTCGTATCTCGTCGTCACTATGCTTGGCATGCTCTTCAAACCCAACAGAACAAAGCAGGTGAACAAATTGCGGCAGACCCCCGATTCAATCTTTGGTCGAGGATGATTGTAAGAGCTGCATACGAAGAAGAAGACGGAACCGTTATTTCGTGTTGGCCCGACATGTGGCCATCCACCCGTAAGATTAAAGAAGAAGATCCTAGGCTTAAGGACAGAGTTTCCTTAGAAGAAATACGTGAGATCATCGGTACTCCCAACTTCTTGGCTGAATATATGGCAAGACCCGGTGAGGGGGAAGGTACATACTTCCCCCACCTCACTAAGGAACGTCACGGTTGGTGGTACGAGCAAGTAGATCCCGCTCTAGATATCGACCCTTACGTAAGCAACACTTTAATTTGTTATTACTCCGGTGAAGAAATAGTTAAGAAGCCCATGTGTAACTTCTTAAAGATGAACCGTTTATTCTTAACAGTAGATACTTCATTCACAGCAACCGCAGACTCCGACTTTAAAGTTGCATGCGTTATGTGCATAAACTCAGAAAATGAACTCTTCGTGTTGGATGTGTGGAGTGCTCAATGTCGAGAAGATCTCTTATTGAAAGAAGTTATGAGGTTGGGGGATCATTGGAGAACCCCCACTATACATGTGGAAGCGATTAAGCAGGGATTAGGAATCTACAACACACTGGATTCTTTGGTTAGGACTCGTGCTAAAGAGATGATGGGGGTAAGTCACTTGCCAGCCGTTAAGAAGTTGAATCCCGGCATGATAGAGAAGACCACTAAGATTGCATCTCTATCACTTAGATTCGAATTTGACAAGATAAAATTACCTTTGTGGAAATCAGATGCTCCCTCTAGAAGGTTAAAAGACCAGATAGAGCAGTTCAATCCGGATGCTAAAGATGGTGGATTACAGCACGATGACGAGTTGGATTGTGTATGCATGAGCCAATTTGTTATTAAGGGTAGACTTTCTCAGGTAAGAAAACTACAACTAGAGCACAAAAACGCACTTGAAAGGCTCAGGGACGGGGAAGTTATAGATAAAGATTTGGGTACTCCCATTGCTCATGGCATCGATTGGAGTAGAGTGGGGGCTGGTGAAATACAAGATATTTTAGATAGGAACATTACGGATGATACCGACAACACCACAAGAGTATGAACAAAAGAACTGCGTAGTTGTACCCTTAGCATTTTTCGATAAACTAATGAGATGCTACTACGGTACTGGGCCTCGTGATGGGGACCCAGAATATCAACTTGTACCCGAAAATAGAACTACCGAGGTTATACCTGAGATTTCTAAACTAAAAGATATTACAATAGAAACAGAAACTCCTCGTGGTTATAAACCTAGGGGTATTGCAGCAGAAAAACTAAAGGCAAAAGATGGCACTAGACACCATAAAACTACCGAAAAACAAGATTGACCTAGCAAGAATAATAGATGAGCATGCTGATAGAGAAGAAGCTCGTCTTTCGTATAGGAAAATCATGTGGCTTCTCGCTTGGCATTATCTTGCGGGGGCCCGTAGATTTGATGTGTTTGACCCTTCAACAGGAGCATTATCCCCCCACTACTTAGATGAGGAAGGGAACATGGAGTTTCAGTCTCAAGAAATGTTGTCGGCTATCGACAAGGTTTCGGGTAGGTTGGCTTCATTAGACCTTAGACCTAAAGTTGTGCGTAAAGGTATCTCTCTTAATAGTATTAGAGAAAGAGCTTTAAGTCAGATCCTAATGGATCATGTTGTTTCTAACGACCAACTAGATAAAATTAAAACTCAATTTGCCCACATCTTCACATCTTTGGGTTCTTGTGGTATAGCGGGTCACATGACCAACGGTAAAACTATTGGTCTAGTTGCAGATCTTGAGGTTATACATCCTAGAGAACTCTTCCCATTCCCGTCATTAGGGGCAGACTACACCAAAACTCGTGGGATGATGAGACAACGAACTGTCCCTCTAACTTTCCTAGAAGAAATGTTTAGTAAAAAGTTAGGTAGAAACCTCAAAAAGATGGAGTGGTGGGAATCCAACATCGGAGAGGTCGAGGAGGATTCCGAAGGGAGTGGGGGTCAACAGGGTAAGGACGTTAAATACCATAGCGATACGAGTCAGTCCAGTGTTAGTCCTCATAAAGACCAAGCAGCAATTGTAAAGATTAGAGAACTATGGACGTTTGGAGTGGGGGAAACAGTAAACAGATATGTGGTTACAAGTGGTGAACACGTATTACACGACGAGTCTTTTGAAGATCAAGAAGTCTATTGCCCAATTGGTTTTGCGAGGTTTATCGAGAACGGAACATTCCATGGTGCAGGGCTTTTTGATCTTCTCTTTTCTTTAAGTAGAGAGATGGAACGGTTACTTAAGTCGCTCTTTAATAATGTTAGAGACACCGATAGGTATGGGGTACTTGTTATGCCCCAAGGTCAGTTTAATGATAGAGCAATGCTACGGGATGTGGGTTCGGGATTGAGGGTTCTTCCATTTGAACCCGATCCCGTAGTAGAAACATTTCGACCTTTCAATATTACGCCCCACAACGCGGGGGATATTCCCGGTAAGACAGCAGCGTTCGCTAAAGACCTTATTGATAAGATGAATCCTGTACAAGACCTTATTCGTGAGAAGGGTCGTGTGGATTCTGCGGTTGGGCTTTCGTTCCTTGATGAACAGATTAACAAGGCAATGACTAACCCAAGTAGAGGTATTGAACAAGCATTCTCTGGTTGTTATAAATCTGTATTGGCTTCTGCGGTTAGAGTACTTATGGATAATCCAGTAGGTATTCCCGTATCTGATTTGAATCTTGAAATGGCGGGGGCCATTATTGACCCAGAGAAAAGTGAAATCCAATTCCAAGGACAAAACCCATTACCCTCACTTAAGAATATATCTATCTCCATTAAAGAGGTGAGCCCCCGTTCAATGGTGGCTCGTAAGCAAGAAGCACTTGAGATGCTCAATGCGGGTATTGCTGATCCTGACTCCTTTAAGATGTTAGCACTTAAGGAAGGATTAGACTTTGCTGTTTGGTTGGACGAAGAAAAAGCAGCATACGATATGATTGTAAGGAACTGTTTGGTTCTTTATGGTGATGGTCAAGATCCGGGACAAATTATATTAACACCTCATAATGCTAGACCAGAATTTCAACTTAGAGTTCTTGTAGCGTTTATGAGTGGACCTATTATGAGTATTGCTTCTACAGAAGTTCAGAATGAATTCATCGACTTCAAACAATTTCTGTTAGAATCTACAGGTGCTATGATGCCAGAAGGTGTTCCGTCACCAATGGAGGCAGCAATGATGCAACAACCACAAGAGGGAATGGATATGGGTCAAGGTGGCCCGATGCCGTTCCCACAACAAGGAGCCATGTAAATGTCTGAAGAACAAGTAAATGAAACAACTGAAACAACCGAAACAAACGAGGCAGTTGAAACTACTTCTCCCTCTATAGATTTAGATTCTACGGTTAAGGTAGACGGTGAAGAAATTTCCGTTAGGGATTTAATTTCTGCTAGAGATGAAATCTCACAACTTAAAGAGTATAATGATCACGCTAAAGTTCTTATCTCTCCTACAGGAAGCGATGATGCTAGTAGAGAGGGTGCAGTTCGTTTCCTTATGAGTAAGGAAGGGTATACCCCTCAAGATATTGAAGAATATATTCAATGGACGAATCAAGAACAACCGGAAGTTGCAGCAACCCCAGAACACCAAGAACTCGAAGGTGAAAATTATGACCCTGAAATTTACGATCCCGAAGAACTTTTACAGCAACAGCAACAAGAAGAGCAGTATAGACTGCAACAGGAGCAATTAATGCACGAACAAGACCAACAAAGAATGAATCAAATTGAGGATCGTCAACAACGCCTTGGTGCCGAAATGATGAAGAAAGAACTCAATAACGCCCTCAACGGTGCCATGAGTAATAGCGAGGAAATCAAGAAACTTATGGCTATGGAGAGTGGGGGTGAAAATCGACAAGATGTGTTGAGGCATGAGGTAGAGGCTGCTATGTTAGATAGTCTTAGAAATCGTCGTGCAGCAGGTGAAAATTTTAATCCTAATTGGTTTACTGAAGAGGCTGGTAAAGCAGCCAAAACAGTGTATGATAAATTTCGTTCGGTAATCGGAGATCCTGATAAGATTCAGAGGTCACCGGAAACAGCAACAGACAGTGATAGTTTGTTTAATAAACCTCCAGTTGATCCTCCTAAATATGAGAAGGGTGACAGCATGGGTGACATTAATGTCAAAACCCGTGAGTGGACACTCGATACATTATTAAGGGGTGCCAGAGATGGCGCGGCTGGGGGAGAATCGAAAGCTTAATTTAATTAAGGAATAATAAGATGGCAGCAGTAGCAGGTTCGCTCTTCAACCTACATGAAGACCGTATCGAAGAAGTCATCAATAAGAACGTTGAAATTTTCCTTCCCGGACTAGATCCGATTTGGAGAGATCTTATCTCTACAAGTCAGGGTGTAGGTCCTGCCGATGCACTCGGTCGTGACCTAAAAATACTTAAAGTGTTTATGGGTTCAATGGCTGGTGTACTCGAGCAAGGTGCTCCGAGGGGAGATCTCACTCTTTATGGTGACGATACAGATACACACGGTAGTCGTCTATATACTCAAAATCTCAAACAAGTTTGGCCTGATCCTACCGAAGGTCCAAACGCCGCACCATACCGTTTAGGTATTGGTATGCGTTCAATGATGTCCAACATCATGTTTACGCTTGGTGAAATGCAAGCAGAAGCAACTTCCGCCTTTATTGGTGAAATCATTGCTCCTAAACTAGAAGGTTTTGGTCGTAATATAGCTCACACTCTTTGTAATTATTGGTACTTAAACCAAAACGAAGATTACGCAATTTGTCAAATTAACAGCCTAACCGCTTCAGATACTGGCGGTGCGGCTCCTTACTATTTGACATTCACTCCAAGTAACGGTGCAGTTGATCGATTCTATGTTGGTCAACGAGTCGATATTTGGGATGATGATACTAGTGCTCCCGACATTGATGACACCGCTGACGGGTTGAAAAACTCAACTGATGGTGCAACTACGGGTCGCTTGAAAGTATTCGTTGACTATGTTGATGAACTTAAAGGCGAAGTACGTCTTGTTTCAGCAGTTGATGCATTTACAGCAGCGGGTTCAGCCCCAGTAGCAACAGCAAATGATGATTGGATTCTCTATGCGGGTTCAGTTGATGAAACTGCAAATACTTCTAGTGGTTTTGCTGGTGTTAACAGTTGGTTAAAATCTGGTTCGGGTGGTGATAATAACTTCCTACTAGGTGCTGATAAAGACGGTTCGGCTAATAACCAAATCGATGTTACGGCACACCCAGAGTTTAAATCATTCACGAAAGGTAGTGTCGGTACTCTTACTGAACACAAACTTCGTCAATACTTGCGTCGATTCCACGCAGCCAAAAACAAGTACGGTCAATATATTGACTGCTTGATTGCCAGTGATGGTGTTTGGTTGAACTACGAATCAACGAAAATTGGTCGTGAAATCTTGGATCGAACTGGTCGCCTTTCAAGCGTGACTAGCGAAGGTTCAAGTGAAGGCTTCAAATTCACCTTTGATGGTCGCTCCTATACGGGCTACACTTCAACTTATGTTGAAGATGGTTCAGTATATGGAATCCGAAAAGGTGGAAATAACTGGAAGAAGTATATTCCTCCAGCCGTAGCCGGAACAAGCAAATTTGCAAAAGCAGATGGTGCTCCTTTTGAATTCATTGCTGGTGCTCTCACCGGTACTGGTACTAACAAATTGCCTATCTATAATACAGATGGCAGCGATGGCGGTATCACGCGAGTTACAGAAGGCGTTCAAATGCCCGGTCAAATGCGCATGCAATTAGTTCCAGATCAACCTGCTGGCATGAAGCTAACAGGTGTCAGTTATGACAAGATCTATAGTGCTAATTAATCCGTAAACATATCCTCCTGTGTTGGGAAGAGGGTCTGCCGAGTATGGTAGGCCCTCTTTCTTTTGGTATACTTGTGGGATGGATATAGAAGTAATTTACAGTCCTTACGAGGAAGCACTAAATACGGGTCTTCAACTAGGAGAGGAACACAAGGTTCTCCCTGAAAGTATGTGGTTAGCCCACATTAAGAGAGAGACGGGGAGGAAGGACTTGTTTGTATATCGTCACGCATATACGGAGAAGTTTGTTCTTGCTCATTGGATATACCCTCCTTGGGAAGTTGATAAACCTATATGTCTAGAATTAGACACGATGGATAAGGCTCCAGACCGTGGTGGTTGGATACCTACTATGGAAGTAAAATTCCGATGTAGAGCGATTGACCCTGAGCAGAAAATGATTGAGAAGCAACTGAGGGAGCGTAACGACGAGAAACGCAGAGAGCGAGAAGAGAACCTAAGAAGGCGAGAAAAGTCAGTGGCTTCTCTTAAAAGGAAAGGAAAATATGAGGAGGCTAGAAATCTGGAGCATGCCAATGTACACTATAACGATGAGGATTCTGAAATGAAAGAAACCCTTCGTAACCTCTCTAAAAATAGGATAATTACTCATGGCTAAAGATCCATCATTTAATTGGGCTCTAGAAAGAAAAAAAGCAAGGGCTAGTCTTTCTGGTGGTCTTACCCAATCGGAGCTAAATTACGGTTCGGGCTGGCAGGGTAATCGTAAATCTAAAAGACGAGCCGCCGCTCGAAAATCGGGTGGTCGTGGTATGTCCCTTGCTCAATTAGACAAAGCATCAGCAGGAACGTTAGAGCCTTGGGTAAGAGATACTGTTGAGAGGAAATTTCCAGATAAGTATATGCAAGGATACCGCAGAGGTCCAGTCGATGCACCTTGGGATGATTTTACTCCGAAGCAAAGATTGTCAGCAGCGACAAAGGGAACAAGAGGACAAATGGCTAATAAACTATTGAAGGGTGGTGGTGGTATTAGACTTCCTCAGATGGGTAAAGCAATGTTACCGTTGTTGTTGCTTATGTTGCTTGCGGGTGGTATGGGGATGGTGGGTAATGAAGATTTAGATGGGATGCTCGGGTAATGCATAGTAGTGGTTCTATATTAATGACGACTATCGAGAGGATTCGTACCTATTTGGACGACCCCTCTCTTGATGCTAAATATGATAATGATTTTCTAGTAAGGCAAGTTATTGAGCCAGAGATGGTTAATGTAATAACTGCTATCAATCAACAGAGAGATGAGCCTATCCTCTGTAAATTTTCATTAGATGCTTTAACTACAGGCACAGAGACTATCACCGATACTCATATAGAACTTCCTCCAAATGTAGGAATCATTCATAGGATTACCTCGTTAAATGCTGCGGGGGATGTATTGGATGATATAGCAAAGAGAGATGAAACGGATCCTCGTGGACCCGGTTGGAGTTTTGACGGTAGAGATTTATATTTCCGTCCTGATTGGACTCCCGATACTGCGGGATACGAAGTTTGGTATACACCCTCTGGAGATTTCAACCCCCACTACTCTGCAGCAGGTGGAACACTAGGGACACTTAACACTGTAACGGTTGACACCACACCCGATGTTGGGGGTATAGATAAAAGACAGAGTTCTTATATTGGTGGTGTGCTTAGGGTATGGAGTTCCGACAACTCTATTGTGGAAGAAAGAGTAATAACTTCTTACGATGTTAGTGCTGGAACAGTGGGGGTTAGAACAGATTTCTCTGCTGATCTAACTAACGGTGCAGTTAGATATGAAGTTGTCCCCGAGTTTATGGGACATATTTGGCAAGCGGTTGCCTTAGCATCTTCTATGAATTTGGGGGTTGCTAGGAACATCAATGAAAAACATATGGCTTACCTTAAGGAGCAGTTTGGGTTAGCACTACAAACTGCAATATCTCTTACTTCTAATAAGATAAGTGGTAAAAGTGTTGCCCCTGAAAATTCAGTACTTTACACAATGTTGCAGAGAGTTCGATGGGGACTTCCTGAACAAGTAGAGAAAGAGATGTCTAACGATTACATTATGCGAGCGGTGATTCAACCCAAACTCGCAGAAGTAATGATGATGATGAACGCTCGAAGTGATTCTCAAATAGTCTCAAGACTCAGCATGACTTTTGTTAATAATCAGGAGTATTATGCTGTCCCTTCTTGTATCTATAAAGCTCTAAGGTTAACACAACTTGCTGCGGGTGGAACTATAGAGAAAGAAGTAAGGCAGAGGGATGATAACGATCCTAAAGGAAATGGTTGGGCTATAGAAGGCACAAGAATTTCTATTCGTCCTAATCCCATAGCAGAAAAACTTACAGGTTATTCACTGTGGTATGTTCCCAGTGGTGACTTTATGCCTCACTATGCTAAGGACGGTTCACTTGCTACATCAGGAACAGTATTAACCCTAACGAGTGGGGGGTTGTTCTCTAGACAATTAGGTGTGGTAGACAAAAGAGACAATGCTTACGTGGGAGCAACACTTAGAGTTTTTGAAGCTGATGGTTCGATATCTGAAAGAACTATAACTGCTCATAGTGCTGCATCAGGAACGGTAACTGTTACTGAAGCATTTACTACGGCAACAGGAACGGTTGCGTATGAGATTGTGACCCCTTGGATGAACACTGTAATATCTGCAGTTGTTTCGAGATCTATATTGGAATTGATGACACTCAAGGGACAACTGCCCGAAACAGATATGGCGATACTTTCGGAGTCTGCGAAGTCTGCGATTACTTCTGCGATGATAACGGTTAGAGAAAAGAACGCTCAGGAAATTGTTCCTAATAAGGATTCTTGTTTGCACATGATTCTTGAGAAAACTAAAAACATCATCGGTGAGATTGCGAAGGAACTTGATTACTCTGACGACTATATCTTTAGACACGGTATCGTACCTGAGTATAGCAGGGTCATGTCTCGGATTCAAAACTCCTCATCTGATTATGTAATAGAAAAGACAACAATTTCTTTAGTTGTAGACCAACAATACTACACTCTTCCTGCATGCATTGGGGAGGTTATGAGAATCGTAACTATGTACGATGATGGTAGGATTAGAACCGAAATAATTCCTAGAAATCAATATAGTACAAGGGGTCCCAACTGGGCACTTGAGGGTAATATGCTTTCTATTAGACCCTACCCTCAAATAGCAGAAGATGTAGAGGTATGGTTCATCCCTACTAATGACGCAAAACCTCACTACGCAGAAGACGGTGTCTCAGATGGAACTGGTAAAACATTTACGCTGTCTGCTGAGGGTTGGGCTTCACAAATTTTAGGGGACATAGATAGAAGAGATCAAATCTATATAGGTTCTACCTTTAGGATTTTAGAAACTACGGGCATTATAGAAGAACGAGTTATTTCCGCGCATAATGCAGAAGACGGAACTGTAACGATGGGTTTACAATTTAATGATGATGAATCGGTTGACACAGCTACTGCTGTTACCTATGAGATTGTACCTGCCCATTTTAATGCGGTATCTGAAGCGGTTGCTCAAGGTGCAGCGATGAATCTACTTGTGGGTGCCCGTCGTGTTACTAAGGCACAACATGCCATGTTAATGATCAACTTCAAGTCTGCAATGAAGACTGCGATGGATCACTTTACCTTTATGCAAAATCGTTCACCTAAGAAATACGAACGCGATACTGTAGACAATAGAAACCGTTACGGTGGTCTCTATGGCATTAGGTAGTCCTAGTCCGTCCGCAGGACAACAATTAGCCAAATTCATTAGTGATTTAGGTATCAATCCCGTTTGGACCGACGAAGAATTAAAGAGACTTAATAAAGGATTCGCCACCACTAATGAGTGGGGGGGCTTCCCTCTAGTTAATGAGGGTATAGCGGAGGGGTTACAATTTCCTTCCCCCGCTACAAACCGAACGGTGCTGATGACTCCTGTAACTATGCACACCATGGGCTCATTCACTTCGGAAACTTATTTACCTAATGCTCCCGGACTCCCCGGTGCTATTGGTCCTTCGGGCCCGATAGGTTTAACGGGAATAGACGGGGACATAGGAACAGTTGGGCCCGAGGGTGATCAAGGCGATCAGGGTCCTATAGGACCTGTTGGTGATGATGGTCCTGTGGGACCCCCAGGTGATCAAGGTAATCAAGGAGACCAGGGTGCACAAGGAGACCAGGGTCCCCAAGGGAATGATGGACCCCCGGGACCGGAAGGCGAGAAAGGGGACCAAGGTGATCTAGGACCTCCGGGACCCAAGGGACCTGAAGGACCTGTAGGACCAGTAGGGGGAGTTATTCCATATTGCACGGGTATAATTTCATGAGTAATTTTCTTGAACGATTGATGATTGACCATAGTTGGTCGAGTAATCCGCTCCAAGAATTACAACACGGATTTGCTATTCGTAGGTTAGAAGAATCTCCTTTGAGAGGTTGGTATGGTTTACCTTTTCAAAGGTACCAACAATTGCCCCCTCAAGCCGTTACTTTTGCTAATACTGTAATAGAACATACTATAGGAGAAGATACGGTTGAAGTCATTGGTATACCAGATGAAGAAGCCATTACGGGACCCCAAGGTGTAACGGGACCCTTGGGAGAAATAGGACCACAGGGTGATACAGGTCTTAGTTCGGGTCCGGGATTTACTGGACCCCAGGGACCGAAAGGTGAGCAAGGTGATACCGGACCCACTTCTTTAGTAATAGGACCCCCGGGACCAAAAGGTATAGATGGTTTAACAGGTGAAGATTGTGACAAAATAGGTTGTACTGGTCCAAAGGGTACTGTGGGGGATACAGGTACCAAAACTGGACCTCAGGGTCCACAAGGTGAGCGGGGTGATACAGGTACCGAAACTGGACCAATTGGAGATACGGGACCCTCGGGTTCGGGTATGGGCCCATGTAATTGTTGTATAGAGGCCAGTGCTACACCCGGATCGGATGCGTGGATTTCTTTCCCAGACCCTACATATCCAACAGCAACCGGATTTCATGTATCAGGTAAAAGTTGGGGTTACATGATTTATTACACACACACGGACGGAAAAAATTATTATCTAGACGGTGGTTATATTCCTGATAGTGGAAGTGGTGGTGGTATGTTAGCAAGTAATGTAGCAACAGATTTTACTGTGGCAGAGTGTGAGTCAATGGGTGCTTACAAAAAGGGAATCGGTAATTGGGGTCTCACTACAAATCGATTAGATGGGAATGGGATTTGTGGTTGCACCGCATGTGATAATAATAGGATAGCAGCACATGCACTTTTAAATGTTACAGATCACCCACAAGCTCATCAAGCAACTCTTAAGAAAGTAAATTCTCAGGGTATATTTATAGTTGGGGAATCAAGAGGTTGGGCGGGATGGGACGCAGACGGATACACTAACTATTGCAGTTGCGATGAATGTAATGATTATGGTTGTACCCATGATTGTCCCGGTCAAGCAACGTGTGGTAATGATGAATTTGGAAATAATATGGAAAGAGATTGCGATTGCAATTGCATGCCGGAAGATTTAATGATCTCTTTATTAGGTGACGGAACTTGTCACGACGGAACGGTATCCGTTCCATATGAAGGAGAAACTAGATTTCCTAATCTTAATTGTTCCAATTGGAACTGTGATTCTCAATTTGACAATATAGACTCGTCAAACTTTGATTGTCCCAGTTGTTATGGTGGTTGTTGTGATGACGAACTCGGGAATCACGTATGGCCCATATTGATGCGTGGTGGTGCTGGTCTAGAAAAAGACGGTACGGTAATGGTAAGACCAAATAGTTCTTTTTGTGGTTGTGATGCCTCTTGGTGTTACAGCGAGGGGAAGCGTAGATCGGATGCTAAGAATGAAGGGTATTGGGAATCCCTAAACTATAGATATATGGACGTTTTAGACCAAGAGTTTTTCGATCCATCAATTGTACTTCCTGTTGGTGTTGGTTGGTTGAAAAGAACTGACTATGACATATTAGGTGTGCTAACATCAGGGGAATACACATCAGAGGATTATGGAGTGGGGGAGGTATATGTTGCTCCAGAATTACAATGGGGAGGTGCAGGATGTCCAAACACATCACGAGATGCTGTTGCAGGAACAAGCAGTAAACCCTTTCCTCATCTGGTTATGAACGGCAATAAAATTTGTAAAGCCGCAAAAGACGAATTGACCGTGTTAGGAATTACTCCCCCAATAGATACAGAAATTAAGGTGATGATATTAAATATGTGGAATGTTATTAAACCTATTAGCGAGGGAGGTTGGTGGGAAGTACCCGATGGTTGGGAAACTGAGGGATTAGGTGTTAATGGGGGAAATGATGCAGCATGGCATACCAGACAAGAACATGTTAATACTCAATTACAAATGAAAGTAGACATGTCGGAGGATGATGCGGGTTATAACTCTGCACCTTGGAATGCTACTGCAGGTGGTGATCAAGGCGTAGGTGAAACCGAAATATTTAATCTTTATCATTGGTTAGACGGAACAAACTCGACATCTCCTGTTGGTACAGGAGATTGGGTTCCGTGGAATTGTTATGGTGCTACAGATGACGGAACAAACGTACCGGGTATATTTTGTTCCTCTCGTATGGAAGATGTATTTGAAAATTATTTCGAGGGGTATAAAGGGCCAAATGATGCCTCCCAAGTTTGGGATTTTGATTCAAACGTAAGTTCAAGCCATCAATATGTTACTGTTACAGACTACACTATAGATTCATGTTGCATAGAATAAGGAAAAAGTATGCCGATACATCAAGCACAGAAGAACGAATTCCCTGTAAAAAGAGACCCTTCTCTTCCACCCCCCCCACAGAATCCATATGAAACCGCAGCGATTCAAAGGGTCATAGATTTAGAATTAAAATTCGAAGAGGGCATGAGAGAAATTAATGGTACTCTTTTGGCTCTTGCAACACACATCGAGAGTCTATCGACCCCCACTCCAAGTATTGTTTCTTCTAGTTGGAATCCCGACAAGTCTGAGATGCTCATGTGGGATGTAAACGAGAAAGGTTTTTCGTGGGAAAATAGGTATAAGGGTGCTAGGATTTTTCTTGTGTGTGGCGGTCTATCGCTCAAAGACGCTAATCTATCGCTCATGGATAACAGGGGTGTCATGAGCATGTGTATTAATAATTCGTGGGGATTAGTCAAGCCTGATTTTTGGGTGGGGTTTGATTCCCCCGGAAGGTTCTATAACTACGGGTGGATGGATCCTTCAATCATCAAATTTGTACCGTGGCAAAACAAAGACCAGAATCTAAATCATAGAGTGGGGGATGAGATTAAAGACTTAAGGTTTAATACGACAGAGGCCCCTAACTGTTGGTATGTCTCTAACAATACAAAATTTGACCCTGAAACGTGGTTCACCGAAAACTCTGTGAATTGGGGTGGCAAGATAGAAGGGGAAACCGAAAAGGGTTATAAGGTTACCATGTTTGGGGCTTTACGACTCCTGTATTATTTGGGGTTCCAAGAGGTCTATCTCTTAGGGTGTGATTGGGAGATGCCTATGGAAGAAGAGGCATATGCGTGGGAAGAAAACCGTTCTCTGAAATATAGAGAAATGAACAATAAAATGTACGGGTGGATGACCTCGGCTTTAAAACAATTACAACCCGGTTTCGATAAAGCGGGATTCAAGATTTACAATTGCAACCCCCACTCTAAACTAGAATTGTATCCTTATATGTCCTACGAACAGGCTGTACGGAGAAGCACTATTCCCGAGGTAGAAAATACTAGGGGTTGGTACGAATCTAATTCTTCGAATTATCCTAAAGAAAAAAAATGAGTATTTTAATTTCAAATGATTGCTCTAGTTACCATATAGGAAGTAGATTAACCACTCAAGTTTTGAAGAAATTATTCTCTAGGCACGGGAAGGTGTGGACTTCTAGATATGGAAATCCCGAGAAACATGACTTGATAGTTATAAATGGAGAGGGTACATTCCACCACGATACTAAAGCCAGTAAGGCATTATATGAAACCGCCTTAAAATCTAAACGGGCAGGTAAAAGGGTCTGTTTAATAAACTCAGTTATTGATAGTGTTTCTTTTGACCTCTCTATATTTGACTATATTTCTAGTAGAGAAAGTATGAGCGGGGGCGGGAAGTATCCTTTTGTACATGATCCTTGCTTTTATGTTGATGTTCGATCTGCCCCTATAAGTGAATATGTGTTGTTTGTAGATAGTGTTATGAGGAATAAAGATAAACAGGTAATAGAATCCTACAATTCTTATAACGGCCCCAAGAAGTATATCAAATTGACAGATTACCATTCGAGAGAAATATTTGATATTTTCTCACGGGCTTCTTTTGTGGTTACGGGTAGATATCATGGGGTGGTATTCTCTATGATGCTCAAAAAACCATTTGTGGCTTTGAAGTCTAATAGTCATAAGATTGAAGGGATACTACAAGATTACGGTTTATCTAACAATTTAAAAGAGGATATATCCAACATTAAAGATTTCATGCTTGATAATGCCCCTTATATTAATGTAGAACCTATCCGTAGAGGATTGGAAGTAATGGTTTCTAAGTGTATAATTTGAAGTTAGGATACAATTAAATGGCAAACGAACGAAATATGGTCTGGAACTACCCTCTCCTCTCTACCTCCGAGAACAAGCAGGGTAAGAAGACATTTACCCCTAAAGAGTTCTCCTTTGAAACAGTGGGGGTTGACTTCTCTGTGAAGGGTGGATTGAGACCCTTTCCGGGATTTACTAATGTGCATACTTTTGCGACCCTTTCCAGTGAAACTGATCATGGAGATGCGTCTGAGGTTATAGACGTGTTTCCTGTTTCTTTCAGGATTGGGACTGAATTTTATGGGTATGGGTTCGTTTATAGAGCCAAACAAGATTCAGGTGCTGGGGGGGATACCACTAAAGGGGACATCTTCTTAGATTATTATATCGAGGGGGAGGGTTGGACATATGGATACAACATATGGAATGCGACAACGGGGACTGCATCCAAGCCTATGGATGTAACCGTATTCGGCAGGTATATTTATATTTTTGTAAAAGGTGAACAACCCATCTTGTTCTATGTAAATTACTCGGCAACAGCGGCTGCCACTTGCCAATTTACCGTTAGTGATTATTCTAATTCGACAGTGGGGGTTCAGGCCACCCACTCAAGTGCTGTAACTATTACTAACGGGACTAATCTTTTATTGGTCACTCCGGATACAGTTAGTATCGTAACTACTCAGGGCACAACGATTTTTTGTACTGCTCATGCTTCTACCACCTCAAGTTTAGCGTCTTCAAATGTGGGAACCTTTGCTGTAGATACAGGTTCTAATGATAACACGGCTACTAACTTGGCTACTTTGTTAGACTCACACCCGGAATTAACATCTACATCCTCAACCGCAAACGTTAGTATTACACAAGATGTTCCCGGTGCAGATGGAAATGTTACTCCTGTTTATACGGATAATGATAGTAATATAGGTATGACCGTTACGGCATTAGCATCGGGAGTAACGGGTGATAAATTTAAAATGATCTCAACTGCGGGTCTTACATATACCGCATATGCGTTTGGTGGTACAGGGGTAAACTTTACACCCGCAGGTAATTTTGGAACCTTTAAAGTCGAAACAAATAATGATACAACAGCGTCTAACTTTGCTACTTGTGTAGACGCATCTAGTTTTCTTATAGCAGCAGTCGGGACGGGCCCGAATGCACATAAAACTACAATTACTCAAGCGATTGTAGGTTCTGCGGGTAACACGATTACAACTCTAACTGAAACTGATGCAACTGTAGCATTTACTAAATCTAACTTCTCAGGAGGTACGGGTGTTATAGGGCTTAC